TTATTTAAAAAAAATAAACTATTATCTTATAATAATGACAATTGATGGTAAAGAAAAACAATTTCTTACAATCCAAGAAGCTTCTTTATTTTCAGGGCTTAGCAAGCAAACACTTCGGAAGATGGTTGACCTATCACAACTTGATAGCTATAAAACACCAACCAACCAACGCAGAATTAATAAACAAAGTATTCAAAAATTGTGTCATAATGATATTTATGATGAAAGTAAGCAAATCTGCCAAAAACAAAATTTTATATATACTAGAGTGTCCACTAAAAAACAAATGGACGACCTTTCTCGACAAGTTAGTTTCTTGCAACGACCAGAATATTCTGACTATACTATTATTCAAGATATTGGCTCAGGAATTAATTTCAAAAGAAAAGGGTTACAAACCATTCTGGACTGCTGCATTCGCCGATCTATCGGAGAAGTTATTGTTGCCCACAGAGACAGATTATGTAGGTTTGCATTCGAACTCATCGAATCAATCATTCAAAAAAGTGGAGGAACTCTCAAAGTACTTAACAATGACAACAACATTAGCAAAGAAGACGAGCTTTCACAAGACCTCCTCTCTATTATCCACATCTTTAACTGTAGACAAATGGGAAAAAGATCTTATATCAGAAAAAACAAACCGGAACAAAATGTTCAAAACAGTAATAATGAAATTATATCCAACTAAAATACAATCACAAATCCTCGACGGTTTTATCGATACGCATCGATTTGTATATAATAGAACATTAGAATATATAAAAAATGGATATGAACCATTTTTTGAACCATTACGCGACTTACTAGCAACTGAGAATACACGAAAAAATTATTCATGTGTTAAATATTATGAGTTATATTTAAATTCAATTAAAAATACATCAGAAGAATTATTAAAACACGAAAAAAAAGAGATCACCAATGAAATTAGAAAATTAAAGCTGATAAAAAATCCACTAATTTACGATTTTGAACTGAATACTTCGAATGAAATTCGTTCGAATGCTATAAAAAGTGTCTGTGATGCATATAAATCAGGATTTTCAAATTTAAAAGCAGGAAATATTAAATATTTTAATATGAATTTTAAAAAAAAATCTGAACAAAAAAAATGCATTGAATTGGCTACAACTGATATTAATTTTTGCAAAACAGGATTTAAAATATCACCAACTAAGTTTCCAAAAAACGAAAAAATAATAAAAATATCAAAGAACAATCAAGAAAAATATAAAAATATATTGATTAAAAATAATTGTGATTTGGTAAAATTTAAAGGAGAATATTTCATACATTTAACAGTTCCTTGTCAAGTACTCCAGGAATCTAAACAAAAACAATACCATTCATATTGTGGAATAGATCCTGGAGTACGTACATTATTAAGTATATATGGAAATCACGAACTAAAAACAATAGAATTAAAAGAAAACTTATTTAAAAGGTTAAATGATAAAATAGAAATGTTAAAAGCAAAACGTATAAAACCACTTTTATACAAGCAAAGAAGTAGCTATAGAAAAAAACAAATAAATAAAGTAGAAAAGAAAAAGTTAGATAGTATTAACATGATTCATTGGGATGTTATTAATTATCTTGTAAAAACACAAGATGTTATATTTTTTGGAGATATTAAGAGCCACAATATCGTAAAGAATAACAAAAACACAACTCTAAATACAGATTTAAATGATTTAAAATTTTTTCAGCTCAAACAAAAATTAAAGTATAAATGTATTGTTAATAACAAAAAAGTATTTTTTATAAACGAAGCATATACAACACAAGGATGTTCGAGTTGTGGAAATTTATGGAAAAATATTGGTTCGAGTAAAAAATATGTTTGTAATAATCAGTCATGTAGAACATATGAACAAGAATTTGATAGAGATTTTAATGCTGCAAAAAATATATGTATGAAGGGACTTATATCCGTATGTTAAGCTTGTATGTCGAGTAACAGACAATAAACAGTACCCGATTTCGTTCAATATCGGTAACAGAACCAACTAATGAAGAATATTAATAAATATTCGTTCTTGTGAGAATATAATAGTTCTTTATAGTGATATAAAGAATTATAAAGATTTAGTAGGGTTTTTTGAGCGGATTCCATTTCCACAATAAAAAAAACAGAAGAAGCCAACTACACAATAAAAAAATAGAAGAAGCCAACTACACAACGTATTTGGCTTCTTCTATTTTTTTTTATTGTTATGTTATTTTCAACATTGTTTCTTGTAATTTTTTAATATCAAATGGTTTAAAAAAAATAGAATTAAAACCATACTCCAAGAATTTTTCTGGCTCGGAAGTTGTCAAAGCAGTTAGAGCAATAGTATAACATTGTATTTTATTATGTTTTATGTAATCCATTACTTTAAAACCATCTAATTTTGGTGTTTTAATGTCGATAAATACAATATCAAAATCAGAATTAGAAAGGTATTCAACACATTCTAAACCATCATTTGCTATTGTGATGTTAGGAAACCCTATTTTTTTTAATTGTTGAGATAATACTTGTTGGTTAATATACAAGTCTTCATCTATCAAAATTTTTATGTTATCATATGTATTTACAATTGTTACATTTTTAATAACTGGCTTGTGAATTAGTGTTTGTATAACAGATAATAATTTTTGTTCTTTTATAGGTTTTGTTAAATAATAGTGAAATAAGCCATCATCTAATGTTTTTTTCTCGCCAAGTGAGCTTAAAGCTATTAAAGGTGTTAATGGTGTAATTAATTTGATTTTTTTAGCTAAATTTACGCCAGTAAATTTTGGTAGAAACATATCTACTAATATTATATCAAATTTTGTGTTATTTTTTAACATTATAAGAGCTTCTTCGCTTGTAGAACAAGGGAATGCGCGTATACCGTGTTTCATTAATAAACCACATATACTCATACGATTAGTAATGTTGTCATCAATAATTAATATATTAAGATCTTTTAAATTGTCAAAATTTAATAAAATATTTTTATTTTGAGTTTGTAATACATTGATAGTAAAACAAAAAGTAGTACCATCAACAGTACTTTCTTCTAACCAAATTTTCCCATCCATAAGAGTTGTTAATTCTTTACAAATTGCTAAACCTAGTCCAGTTCCTTCGTTTGATCTATCATTGTAATTATTAAATAACTGGCTATAACTTTTGAACAGTAAATGTTTATCTTTTTCAAGTATACCAAAACCAGTATCTTTAATTTTAAAAAGTACCGTAATAATGTCACTTGGAGTTGAATTATCAGAAACAATATGTACATCAGTAATAATAGAACCTTTTGGTTCTGTAAATTTGATGGAGTTTGAATAGAGATTTAAAATTATTTGTTGGATTCGTAGATAATCACCTATTATAAATTCAGGAACTGATGGATCTATATCAAAAGACATTTGAATATTTTTTTCTGATGCTCGAGACAACACAATATCATGAACAGAATCTAATAGGTCTCGTAAGTAAAATGAACTTTTCTTTAAAAATAATTTACCAGCTTCTAATTTAGAATATTCAAGAATATTATCAACAATACTCATTAAGTTTCCACTTGATTCTTTTAACATTTCTAGATACATAGTTTGTTCATTATTAAGTGTTGTATCATATAATAAACTAACCATGCCTATTATTCCATTTAAAGGTGTTCTGATTTCATGGCTTAAATTGGCCATGAAATTATTTTTTATTTCTCTACATTTATAACTACTTTCAAGAAATAAAATATAGTATTTTGAGTTGATAAGATACTTGTTTACCAAACATTCTACGACTTGATCGTGTATAGTTATGTATTTTTTTACTTTTTTTTCGTCAAAAGTATTATCAGTGATGACGTCATTTATATTTAATCCTAATATATTACAAAAAAGAGGGTCAGACTGTGTATAATTATTAATAAATACTATAATGTGTGTGTTAATATCAACTAATAATACAAACATTGGTATATAATTAAAAGGAATTATTATATCATTTAAAGGATGATCCATTTACTTTAATTATACAAAATAGTTTTTATGATTAAAAAAAAAATAAAAACAAGAATGTAATATGAAATTACCAATAGAACTTCTAGATGAAATATTTAGATTTACAGACAAACCAAACATGGTGTTGTACTTCAAAAAATTGATGTCAAGACAAACAATAAAAGTCTTGTACAAAAGTTTGTCAATTGACACTGAAGCTAAAAAAGGTAATTTACAAACAATAAGGTACTTTCGCGAACGTGTAGGTATCAAATACACATTTGATGTATATTTAACTGCATGTTTAAATGGTCATGTTGATGTTGCTAAGTACCTTAATTTTGACAAAAAATTTTACCCAGACCAATAAAAAATTTAAAATAAAAAATAATTTTAATTTAAATACAAATAATATTATGAACTTAACAAATACAAATAAAAAAATGAATCAAGACATCAGAATCCGAAAAAGAAATGGTGAATTACAAGAGGTATGTTACGATAAAATTGATAGAAGAATTAGAAAATTAATTAATGATCCTAATCTTGGAAAATTAGAAAATGTATCTATTGGGGTAATTGTAAGAGATGTAATTAGTAAAGTAGTTGATGGTATAAGCTCAGCAGAATTGGACACATTGTCTGCGCAATTATGTAATGACAACTGTGTAAAACATCCAGATTATGGAATTCTTGCTGCTCGTATTGCCATTAGTAATTTGCATAAAAATACGTCTGAATGTTTTAGCTCTGTTATGGAGTCTATTTATAATAATAAGAATAAATTTGGAGAACAAGTAAAAGGAGTGTCAGATGAATTTATTTCTTTTGTAAAAGAACATGCTTTGGTTCTCAATAATCATATTGATTACACAAGAGATTACTTGTTTGATTATTTTGGATATAAAACATTGGAACATAGTTACCTATTTAAAAAATTCAACTCGTCCAACAAAAAGGTTGTTGCAGAAAGACCGCAACATTCTATTATGAGAATTGCTATTGCATTGAACAATGGTAATATTACAGATACTTTAAAATACTATGATTTATATAGTCAATTGTATTTTACACATGGTTCGCCAACTATTTTTAATGCTGGAACTATGACTCAACAATTAAGCTCATGTTTCACAATGAATGTTCCAGATAGTATGCATGGTATTTATACAGCACTACGAGATTGTGCTATTATATCAAAAAATGCTGGAGGAATTGGATTATCATTTTCAGATGTTAGACCAAAAGGTAGTTTTATAAAGGGAACAAATGGTGTCAGTGAAGGTATTGTTAAACCATTGATTGTGTATAATGGTACAGCAAAGTTTTCAAACCAAGGTAGTAGAAGAAATGGTGCATTCGCAATATATCTTGAGCCATGGCATGCAGATATTTTTGAGTTTTTAGAACTTAAATTTAATACTGGAAAAGAAGAAAATAGAGCAAGAGACTTGTTTTATGCATTATGGATTCCTGATATTTTTATGAGAGCAGTAAAAAACGACGATGATTGGTATTTAATGGGAAGTGATACAAATCCTGGATTAACTACGACATATGGTGAAGAATTTGATAAATTATATAATAAGTACGTAAATGAAGGGAATTATAGACGAAAAGTTAAAGCTATGGACATTTGGAATAAAATAATTGTATCACAAATAGAAACAGGAATGCCTTATATAGCATATAAAGACCAAGTTAACCATAAATCAAATCAAAAGAATGTTGGAGTAATCAAGTCTGGTAATTTATGTATAGAAGAAGTAGAGTATCATGATGAAAATGAAACAAGTGTTTGTAATATTAGTACTGTAAGTTTGCCAAAATTCCTCGAAACATCTGGAAAAACTAAAGTCTTTAATCATCAAAAATTATTTGATGTTGTAAAAATTCTTACATATGGTATGAACAATGTCATAGATGTTAATTTTTATCCAACTGCAAACACCAAAACAAGTAATAATCGACATAGACCTATTATGATTGGTGCACAAGGTCTTGCAAATTTATTTTTTGAAATGGATATAGCATTTATTTCAGAAGAAGCTCGTAAAATAAATAAAGACATATACGAGACAATCCAATTTGCAGCACTGACAGCATCTTGTGAATTAGCTCAAAGAGATGGAAGATACAGTACATTTGATGGGTCTCCTGCAAGTGAAGGAAAATTTCAACATAATCTTTGGAACGTAGAAGACTCTGAAAACTGGGATTGGAAAACATTAAGACAAGACGTAATAAAACATGGGTTAAGAAATAGTTTGGTAACCGCAAGTCCTCCTACTGCATCTACATCACAAATTTTAGGAAATTATGAGAGTTTCGAACCAGTTACAAGTAACTTTTTTATGAGAGAAGTGCTTGGAGGTGTTTATCCTATTGTTAATAGTTATCTTGTGAAAGATTTTATGAAGATTGGCATGTGGACAAATATTATTAGACGACAAATAACTGCAGATAGAGGTAGTGTTCAGAACATCCCAAATTTACCAACACATTTGAAAGAAAAATATCTTACAGCGTATGAAATATCTCAAAAAGTGACAATAGACATGTCAGCTGATAGAGCTCTATTCACTGACCAATCTCAATCTCTTAATATATATATGAAAGACCCAACAATCGAATCTTTGTCATCTATGCACTTTTATGGATGGGGTAAGGCTCTGAAGACGGGGAGCTACTACCTTAGATCACTGAGCAAAGCAAAACCCGAAGCTTTTACAAATGACTCATCAGATGACGAAGACAGTGACAACGACGGCGAAACAGAAGAACCGTTAATGTGTACTATAGAAGATCGCGACAATGGGTGTGCTGCTTGCTCTGGTTAAACTCGTATAACTCTGATACAACATAAAAAAGATAAATAATTAATTATTTATCTTTTTTTGTTTTTATTTTCTTTTTTTCATCACATTTTTAAAATGTTTGTAGGTATTTTAAAACTTCAATATGACCACTGCGACTTGCCCAGTCCATTGCATCTGTTGTATACTTAGCACCAACAGTTTCGTGTAGGTACTTTACAACCTCAAGATGACCATGTAAACTAGCATAGTTCATCGCATTTGTAGTACACTTAGCACCAACAGTTTCGTGTAGGTACTTTACGACATCGAGAAACCCATCATAACTTGCCCAGTCCATTGCATCTGTTGTATACTTAGCACCAACAGTTTCGTGCAGGTACTTTACAACCTCAAGATGACCTCTTGAACTAGTATAGTTCATTGCATTTGTAGTACACTTAACACCAACAGTTTCGTGTAGGTACTTTACGACATCAAGAAACCCATTTTCACTTGCCCAGTTCATTGCATCTGTAGTACACTTAACACCAACAGTTTCATGAAGGTACTTTACGACATCGAGATGACCATTTAAACTAGCATAGTTCATTGTATTTGTAGTACACTTAGCACCAATAAGATGTAGGTACTTAATTGTTTGTAAGTTACCTTTTTCAGCTTGAAATTCAATTGACAAACTTTTGTACAACACTCGTATTGTTTGTCTTGTCATTAATTTCTTAAAATACAATACAAATTGTGGTTTGTCTGTAAACCTAAATATTTCATCAAGTGTGTCTATTGATACTTTCATTTACTATTACAATATATCATGTTTAAAAATTCAATTTTTATTTTATATTTTTATATAAATGAATCCAAAGATATCAGAATCAACTAATGACATGGAAAAGTTCCTTACGATGCCGAAGGAAACTAATTTATTGCAAGACTGTTTTAGCAAAGAATCAACTGGAGCAGGTCTTTACCAATTGAATACTCCTATAGAAGAAGAATGTTTCCAAGAACAAACTGGGTTTATTACAAGGGGTAATACTCGTTTTGTACCAAGTCTAATCGACATTGAGTCGGAAATTCGGGGCTTAAATTATAAAAATTCAAAATGTCATGATCTTAAAGATGATCCATTAAACAAGTTTAGAACAATGGTACCAGTAGACATAGTTAGATGCAAACCTATGTTGAAAACTGAATATACAAAAAATCAAAGAGCATGTGATAACATCTCTCTTATCCAACAAAACAGGTTTGAATACTTGAATCGGCCATTGGTTGTACAAAGCAATGATTTTATTGGTTCGAACACTCGCTTAGAAGTACGGGATTCTTATAAGAAATGAGTATTATTATGCAGATCTTGAATTTATTTCAGCTAATCTAATTTTAGTATTAGCTTCTATCTCTCTGCTAGTTTAATAATATTATTAGATTCTACAATTCTAATCTTCATATTAGCTTCTATTTCAAGACGTCTTGTCTTTTCTTTTTCAATTTCTAACGAACTACATGTTTCTTCTGTTCTCATTACACTCTCATATATATTAAAATTAATTATCAAACACGTTTTTATAAGATACAAATATTATTTTATATTTGTATACTACATATACTATACTACAATGGATCTATTTTTATTGACAGGAATTGATAACACACCAATCAATGAATATTTCAAGATTTTAATTGAAAAAGACGAAGACAGTTGTCAGCCGCAGAAATTGACAATTAAAAAAGTAATTGAAATATTTTTTCAAATTATTATAATGTATTTTGCAGCAAGTCTTTCGTGGGGGTGCTCTGGAAAATTTCCAACAGCTATAAGAGTTTTGTTCGCAATATTTTCAGCGATGTTTGGTATGACATACCTTGTGCTTTACGGGGTTTTTCGAGCTGACTTGTGTTTAAAAAATTAGTTTTCAGTGTAATGTTCGTCTTGAAATGCGGGTTGAAAATCACATAATAAAAATTTCAATGTACCCAAGTTTCCAACAGAATATTCTAAAATTAATGGACAGTTATCGTTCATATAAATAATTACAGTATGTGATAAATTAGTAGCCTTTATAAGTAAAAGTAAAAATTCCAAGCTATAAACACCTCTAATAATATTATTAGTATTGTTATCAACATTTCTTCCTAAAGAAATAGTTTGTTTTGAAAATTCTCCCTTATAACAAAAAACTATTTGTTGATCAATAATCGTAATTTCAATAGCGTTATTAGAACTCAAAGATTTCATATCTTTGCATACTTTTTGTAACATATGTGATGTTAGTACAATTGGTTCAGGGTATTCAATATTAGGAAATTTTAATATTGACCCGTTTGATAGGTTATCAAGGATTTTTATATCACTTGAGAACAATTTTCCAATTTTATCATTTTCAATTTTGACTGTAAAAATATGTGGAGTATCTCTTCTTATATAAAATGATAACATATCATTTTGTTTAACATCAACTGTTTTAATAATTTTAAAAAAATTAGTAGCATCTAACCCAACAGGTAAAAATTCTTTTTCACAATAATATTGTTCGAAAGGACAAGTTGAGTCAGTGACAGTCGTATCTAGTTCCAGATGAATAGCACATTGACCGTGTTCTTCTTGTTCATCTAATTTTATATAATTAGGTGTGAAAATTATAGTCATCTTCGTAAGAAGAATGTCCT